GTCTATGCCCGTCTTCCAGTGGAACGCGCAGTATCAGCAGCAGCCGACAGCAGAGGAAGCCTCTATTGTAAAGCGTGAGTGGTGGTCGCGTTGGGGTGAAGAGCACGCCCCCATGTGCGAGTACATTATAATGTCTCTGGACGCTGCGGCTGAAAAACACAACAGGGCTGACTACACCGCCCTCACAACGTGGGGTGTGTTTCTCAACGAGCACGAGGGCACTCACAACATCATACTACTCAATAGCATCAAGGACCGGCTTGAGTTCCCTGAACTCAAAGAGTTGGCTATGCAAGAGTATTCAGAGTGGGAGCCGGACGCGTTTATCGTTGAGAAGAAAAGCGCAGGCACAGCCATCTATCAGGAAATGCGGCGTATGGGTCTTCCTGTACAAGAATATACGCCACACAGAGGCTCCGGCGATAAATTAGCGCGTCTTAATTCTGTAGCAGACATCGTAGCGTCAGGTATGGTATGGATGCCCCAGACACGCTGGGCAGAAGAAGTTATAGAAGAGATTGCCGGATTCCCATTTATGAGTCATGATGACTTGGTTGACTCTACTGTTATGGCGCTTATGCGGTTTAGGCAGGGTGGTTTTATTCGTTTGCCCTCTGATGAGCCGGACCCCATACAGTACTTCAAGCAACGTCGCGGCGGATACTACTAGAGGATAGATAATGGCGATTGAAAAAGGACTATACGCCGCACCTGAAGGCATCGACGAATATATCGAGGAAGATGCTGGTGAGCTTGAGATCGAGATTGTCAACCCGGATATGGTGACACTCGACGATGGTAGTGTTGAGATCACGCTTGTTCCCGGAGAGGATATCGGGCCTACCTCCTTTGATGCCAACTTAGCTGAGTCCCTAGAAGACAACGCGCTTGCTCGTATCTCCAACGAGCTTGTTGGGTATGTAGATACAGACATCGACAGCCGGAAAGATTGGGCGGACACCTTTGTTAAGGGTCTGGATGTTGTAGGCTTCAAGTATGAAGAGCGCACTGATCCGTGGGATGGCGCGTGTGGTGTGTTTTCCACGGTTCTTGCCGAAGCCGCTATTCGGTTCCAAGCAGAGACTATGAGCGAGACGTTCCCCGCCGCTGGCCCAGTCCGAGTAAAGATCCTTGGGGAAGAAAACAAAGATAAAATGGAAGCCGCCGAGCGTGTAAAGGCGGATATGAACTATGAGCTTACGGAGCGGATGGTTGAGTACCGCCCGGAGCATGAGCGCCTGCTCTACAGCCTTGGGTTGGCTGGGTCTGCGTTCAAGAAGGTCTATTACGACCCAAATATCATGCGGCAGGTAGCGATCTACGTCCCGGCTGAAGATGTTATTGTACCCTACGGAGCCTCTCACATTGAGAGCGCAGAGCGTGTTACGCATATTATGCGTAAGACTAAGAACGAACTTCGCAAACTGCAGGTAAGCGGTTTCTACCGGGATATCGAGCTAGGCGACCCACAGCCATTCCACACCGATATCGAAGAGAGAAAAGCGGAGGAAGGCGGTTACTCTATTACTGACGACGAGCGTTACAGTATTTACGAGGTTCACGTCGATATGGTTATCGACGGCTTTGATGATTCTGACGATGATGTTGCTCGTCCATACGTTGTTACCATTGAGCGTGGTACTGGCGCTGTTCTAGCTATTCGCCGTAACTGGAACCCCGAAGATCCGCTGATGCTTAAGCGGCAGCACTTCGTGCACTACGTCTATGTGCCGGGGTTTGGGTTCTACGGCCTTGGTTTGATCCATATTATTGGTGGCTACGCACGGGCCGGTACGTCGCTTATTCGGCAGTTGGTCGATGCGGGTACTCTGTCCAACCTTCCGGGCGGTCTTAAGTCCCGTGGGCTTCGCATCAAGGGCGACGATACGCCGATTGAACCCGGTGAGTGGCGTGACGTGGACGTGCCGTCTGGTAGTGTCCGCGACAACATTATGCCACTTCCTTATAAAGAGCCGTCACAGACACTTCTACAGTTGCTTGATAAAATTACGAACGAGGGCCGCAGGCTGGGCGCTATCAGTGATATGAACATCTCTGATATGTCGGCTAACGCTCCGGTGGGTACAACACTTGCCCTCCTTGAGCGGACCCTTAAACCAATGGCTGCGGTGCAGGCCCGCGTACACTATGCTATGAAGCAGGAGTTCAAGCTCCTCAAGGCGATCATGGCCGAGTACGCTCCTGCTGAGTACGGCTACGAACCCTTGAGGGGGGAGGTCAGTGCCCGACAAGCTGACTATGCTCTAGTAGACGTAATCCCTGTTAGCGACCCGAATAGCTCGACGATGGCGCAACGGGTTGTGCAGTATCAGGCTGTCCTTCAGATGGCCCAGTCTGCACCGCAGATTTATGACTTGCCAGCACTACACAGGCAGATGATCGAGGTTCTTGGGGTAAAGAACGCAGATAAACTTGTTCCAACGAAAGAAGATCTCAAACCGAAAGATCCGGTTGGTGAGAATATGGACGCACTTATTGGTAAGCCTATGCGTGCGTTTATCTACCAAGACCATGACGCGCACATCGCAACACACACAGCGTTTATGCAAGACCCGATGGTCGCGCAAATGATTGGTCAGAACCCGCAGGCGCAACAGATTATGGCGTCTTTGCAGGCGCACATTGCTGAGCACCTCGGGTTTAGTTACCGTAAGCAGATAGAGGAGCGTCTCGGTGCACCACTCCCACCCCCGAACGAAGAGCTACCCGAAGAGGTGGAAGTTAATCTTGCTCGGCTTGTGGCTGATGCTGGTAAACAGCTTACACAAGCGCATCAGCAGCAGGCGGCGCAACAGCAAGCACAGCAGCAGGCACAAGATCCAATCCTACAGCTACGCCGTCAGGAGGCCGCTACTAAGCAGGCTGAAGTCCAGCGCAAAGCTCAGAAAGATGCGGCTGATGTTCAGATACGTATGGTTGAGCAACAGCGTAAAGTGGAAGCTGATAAAATTGACGCTCTATTGGAAGCTAAAAAACTTGAGTTGGAGAAGGCTTCTATCGCGGTAGACGCAGCGCAAGCCAAGGTCAAGGCTAAGACTGAAACTGACAAGCTAGATCTTGAGATCTTCAAGAGCGTAACAACACCAAACAGGAATACATAGGCCGATAATGGCAAAAACCGTCTTTGACGTGCTTAAAGAACGTATCGAGGAGCAACGCTCCTCTGCAGTGGAGTTTCTATCCAGCGGTAGTTCCAAGGACTACGCTGAGTATAGGGAATTGTGCGGTGTAATTCGGGGTCTCGATACCGCACTCTCACACATGGAAGACCTCTTGCGAAGTCATATGGAAGATGATGATGAGTGAAGTTGTTAATATTAACGACGTTTCTGAAGAAGACTGGGAGGCCCAGCTTCCCAAGCCAGTTGGGTACCGCTTGTTGGTAGCGTTGCCTGATATCGAGGACCACTACAAAGGTAGTTCTCTGCTTAAAACCGATACTGAGAAGCACCGTGAGTACATCATGTCGATCATGGGTATCGTCATTGATATGGGCGACGGTGCTTACAGTGATAAGGAGCGTTTTCCTGAAGGTCCGTGGTGTAAACCGGGTGACTACGTGATGTTCCGTATGAATACGGGCACACGTTTCAAGGTTAACGGTAAAGAGTTTCGTCTTATGAACGACGATTCCATCGAAGCTGTTATCCCTGACCCCAGCGGCATCATGACGGCTTAAGGAGAACTAGATATGCCCTTTGAAAAAGTTGAGTTTTCCCTACCGGAACCAGATGGTACGGAGGGAGATGGTTTTGAGATTGAGGTAGAGCCGTCTAGCGCAAAACCTTTGGAGAAATCTAAGAATGAGCAAGCTAGTAGCGAAAGCAAAGAAAGCGGTCTGCAGCGCGGTAAACCAAGTGAAGAGTTGGATATCGAAGTTGTGGACGATACTCCGAAATCAGATCGAGGTCGTAAAGCGTCTGATCCGCCGGATGAAGTAACCGATGAGGAATTAGAAGAGTATTCCGATAAGGTTCAGAAGCGTATCAAGCACTTTAGCAAAGGCTATCATGACGAACGCCGCGCCAAGGAAGCAGCCTTACGTGAACGCCAAGAGTTAGAGCGTTATGCTCAGCAGTTGGTCGAGGAAAACCGCAATCTTAAGGGCGCTGTCGGTAAGAACCAGACGGCGCTACTCGAACAAGCTAAACATACAATAGACGCAGAACTTGCACAGGCTAAGAAAGCGTATAAAGATGCTTACGAGTCAGGTGATTCTGATGCTTTGTTGGAAGCACAAGAAAGTTTAACCAATGTCAAGATCAAGGCAGATAGGTTAAATAATATCAAGTTATCTCCTTTACAGGAAGATAGTCTACATGTAGACTCTGGAGATAGCGTAAATAATAACGCCCCAGTACAGGTTGACGACCGAGCCGCGAGTTGGGCACAGTCTAATACGTGGTTTGGTACAGACGACGAAATGACGAGCTTTGCACTGGGGTTGCATAATAAGCTCGTTAAATCGGGTGTAGACCCGAGGAGTGATGAGTACTACGAGAGTTTAGACACTCGTATGCGACAGGTCTTCCCAGATAACTTCGACGATACGTCGGATGATGCTGACGGAGATGACGAGAAGAGGACGCCGAAACGTCAGGCTAATGTGGTTGCACCCGCTACGCGGAGCACAGCACCTAAGAAGGTGGTATTAACGCAAACACAGGTAAACCTTGCGAAACGTCTTGGAGTACCTCTCGATGAATACGCCAGACAGGTTGCAATACAGATGAGGAATAATAATGGTTAATAACCGAATTGATCGTGAGCACGATACTCGTGAGAAGAGTGCCCGTAAACGAGCTTGGCAGCGCCCGGAGGTTTTACCCTCCCCTGATCCTGAGCCGGGTTACAAGTATCACTGGGTCCGAGTGTCCACGCAAGGACAGGTAGACGCCACTAATGTTTCCTCAAAACTCCGTGAAGGTTGGGAGCCGGTGAAGGCTACGGACCACCCGGAAATCACTATGGTTACTGTGGAGCAAGAACGCTTCAAGGATAACATTGTGATTGGTGGTCTTATGCTTTGTAAGGCTCCGGCTGAACTGGTTGAAGAGCGAAATGCTTATTATAGCGAGCAGACTAAGTCTCAGATGCAGTCAGTTGACAACAACTTGATGCGCGAGAACGACCCTCGTATGCCCCTGTTTAACGACAGGAGAACGAAGGTTACTTTCGGAAATGGAACCTAAACCTTAAGCATAGGAGCTAATTATGGCTTATCCTACTGTTGCTGGCCCTTATGGGCTTGTTCCGGTAAAGCTGTTAAGCGGTGTTCCCTTTGTAGGTGTTACTCGTCATTACGGCATTGCCAGCGGTTATGCCACGAGCATCTTTAATGGGGACGCTGTTAAACTCGTTACCGGTGGTACCGTTGAGCGTGATACGTTCGACGCTGCCATGACGCCGATTGGCGTTTTTGTGGGCTGTTCTTTCACAGACCCGAGCACTGAGCAGAAAACCTTTAAGCAGTATTATCCGGCTAGCACGGTTGCTAGCGACATCGAAGCGTATGTTGTCGATGCTACGGATGTCCTGTTCAAGGCTGCTGTCGTTTCGTCTGGTACGACGATTGGCGATCTCGCAATCACGGATATTGGCGCTAACGTCGCTGGTGTGGACAACACCGGTAGCACGATTACCGGTAATTCCAAGTGCGCGATTTCGGACACCTCCGCTACGACCAACACGCTTCCGTTCCGGATCGTGAGTCTGGTTGAGGAAACCAAAAACTCGTCTGGCGGTTATACTGAAGCTCTCGTTAAGTGGAACGCGGGTCATCAGTTTAACAACACCACTGGCGTATAAGGAGTGATGTAAAATGGCTATTTCACGCGCCCAATTACTGAAAGAACTCCTCCCCGGCCTCAATGCCCTTTTCGGCCTTGAGTACGCCAAGTATGGTGAGGAGCATAAGGAAATTTTCGAGTCAGAAAGCTCGGATCGTTCCTTTGAAGAAGAGACCAAGCTGTCCGGCTTCTCCGCCGCGCCTGTCAAGGACGAAGGCTCTGCCATCGAATATGACAACGCACAGGAGTCGTGGACTGCTCGCTATACGCACGAGACCATCGCGATGGGCTTCTCCGTTACTGAAGAAGCTATCGAAGATAACCTGTACGACTCCCTGTCGTCCCGTTATACGAAGGCTCTCGCCCGCGCTATGGCGTACACCAAGCAGGTTAAGGCCGCGTCGGTTCTGAACAATGCGTTCAGCGGCTCGGGCGTTACCTACGGTGATGGTCAGGTTCTCTGCTCGACGGCTCACCCGCTTGTTTCGGGTGGCACGAACTCCAACACGCCTGCGGTAGCGGCTGATCTCAACGAGACTTCTCTTGAGGCTGCGGTTATCCAGATTGCTGGTTGGACGGACGAGCGTGGCCTTCTTATTGCGGCTCAGCCGCGTAAGCTGGTCATTCCTCCGGCGCTTCAGTTTGTCGCTACGCGGCTGCTGGAGACCGAAGGTCGCGTCGGTACGGCGGATAACGACATCAACGCTATCCGTAACAACGGCTCGATCCCCGAAGGCTATACGGTCAACCACTATCTGACCGACTCGAACGCTTGGTTCCTTATGACCGACGTTCCGAATGGCCTGAAGCACTTTGTTCGTACCCCGATGCAGACCTCTATGGATGCTGACTTCGATACGGGCAACAGCCGGTATAAAGCTCGTGAGCGTTATTCGTTTGGTGTTTCCGATCCCCTTGGGGTCTTCGGTTCACCGGGCGCGTAATAACTTACGTCGTCTTATTAAAGGGGGGCACTTGATGCCCCCCTTTTTATTGTGTATAATAACTTATCCCTGACAGTTGCATTGTGCGACTGACACTAGCCCATACAGGAGATAGATATGGCTAATACGACCTTTCAAGGCGTCGTCCGTTCCTACGGTGGGGGCGGCAAAGGCGTTGTAGCTCCCGGTGTTATGGTACAGAGCGTCCAATTCGCTTGTGACCCGACCGCAGTTTCCGCAACCGATGTT